TGGCCCGTTTGGAAACTTTGCAGATATATTAGAAAACGTAGATAAATCTGCTATTGGTATTTCTTTAATTACCTTTCCTCCTTTTTTAATAACTAGATTATCTCCTTTTTTAATTACTTTACCGCCTGTTTCTAGAGCTTCTTCCATTAGTTTGAAGTTCTTAGCTGCCTTTTTAGAAATAGCCTGAGCTATAGGTTTATCTACTTCTTTAGAGAATACTAATAAATTGTCGGCTACTGTTTTTCCCATGTCAGCTATCTTAGTCAAAAACCTTCTAAGAGGCTTTCCTATAAATGGAACCCATCCAACGGCTTTACCTACTACATCTTTTAGTAAAAAAGAAATTACACTCGTGATACTTGCTGCGACTTTGGCTGCTGATTTTTTAATATACTCTAGGAACCTTTTACTTTTACCAAAGACTTTTCCTTCTTGTTTCATTAAAACTTCAGCTGATTCTTTTGCTATTGTTTTACCAGCACCTTTGGTAGCTAGTTTTGAAAAAGGTGCTGAAAATACATGAGCAACTCCTTTAAAACCTTTAGCGACATCTCCACCAAAAGGTATCATTGCAATCAAAGATATTAAGCCTAGTATCCACTTTCCTCTAAACATGTAGATAATACCATTTATTAAATCTGCAACTATTCCGAGAGGAATACCTACTACTAAAAAAGCATCTCCAACAAGACCTATAAAATCTAGAACTAGATGGAGTATTCCTATAGGGGATCCTCCTTCGGTTAAACTACTTAATAGATTCTTTAACATACCTAAGATTCCTCCGCTTGGAGTTGGAAGAACTCCGGCTCCACCTATTACATTATCGATAGCTGCCGCATCCGTACTAAGTACTGCGTCAGCCTGTTCATTTAACAAAATAGCTTCCCTTCTAAGAATAGGACTTTGAAAAAATTCTTTTTCTGTTAAGGATTGAATGTCTGGAATTAAATTGTTAAAATCTAGAGCCTGTTCTAGAATATGCATTTTATCCTTTAAGGCTTCTAATATAGCCTGACCTTCGCTAGATCTTAGTTCATTTTCATATTGTATTGATAAATCCATTATTTATAGACATTTCTTTTTTTTATATATCTATAAAATATAGCACATGTTTGCACACTAAAATGGTAAATCTTGTCCCTCACCTGACATATCTATATTTGTTACAGTCGGTTCAACGTTTTCTTTTATTGAAAGAGCTTTTACATCATTTATATAAACTGTTTCATTCTCGGGGTTTATCCATTCTCTAGCTTTTACTTCATAAGATACAGTGATAGAGTCTCCTTCTGAAAAAGAGTCTATCATTGAGCAACTATCCATGATTAATGAAAATTTTAAATACTCACTAGATCCATTATAACTGGTAGAAGCTAGTTGAATTACAAACTCTCTCTTTTTAAATTTTTCAGTTAATTGTACTTCATCGTATTTAACTTTAAGTATTCCATTTATCTTATTCATATCTTCTGTTTTTATAAGTTTTTTAAATCGTTAAGTAATGAATCATAATCTGTACTATCCTTGTCTGTTTTTCCAAACGCTCCATATGTAGAGTTATTTAAAACCCTTTCAGCAGCATTTTGCATTTCTTCTTGAGTTGACTCATTCACCGTTTCCTCATTGCTAAATAAGTTTAGTTGATTATCACCAGATGCGCTTGAGGCGCCTTTTGCTCCGTTTTCATTTACTATATCTTCTAAATTTTTAATAATCTCTAGAGTTGTCACGGATGCATCTGAATGGTCTTTCCAATATGCAAATGACATCTCTCTCATCTCATCTCTCATTACCGGGTCATTAGATAATTTTTCCATTAAATCTGAGCATTCAACAAAATTAGTGTTATCGAGTCCTATAGTTCCACTATGTTTATCTTGACTTATAGGATTTCCAGTGGTTCTATGAATAACATTATCACAGAAGTGCTTATGAAAAATAGGAATTGTTCCAGACGCTATTACTTCTGCATGACAATTTTCAATATTATTACCATACATATGAGCTTTTAAATGATATAAATCAGATCCATATGCACTTTTTGCCATACGTTTCATACAATCAACATTAGTGTAAGGAGGATATAAATATGCGCCTGCTCCTGGAACTTCTTTTCCATACAAGTCTTGTGTAAATTTAACTTCGTCTAGTTCTTTTCTAGGCCTAAAGTAATTAACTATTTCATTGTCTTTATATAGTGGAGTACCATTTTTACTATCTCCTTTTTCATAGAGAATACCTGCCCATCCTATGCTTGCTTCTAATCCCTCTAGTACAGTAATATAATCTTTATTCATAAGCTGGCTTGCGTGAAAATCCATCATTAAGTTAGGGCCTTTCCATCCAGACAGTCTTCCTATCCATCTAACTGTTTTATGATCTTGTTCTTCAATAGGTAACCAGTATTTTTTTCTATGGTCATCATATGTAAAACCTAATGCCATTTTCTTAAATGGAGTAGTTACATTTTCTCTAGTTGCCCATCTAGTAAAATCAGATTCAAGAGAATGTGTCATCAGTACATCTACACTGCTGCATATTTCATCAAATTTACCATTTCTACTTAGCGATTGCATTTTATGATCTAACTGAACAATAGCTTTAGGTAAAGATATTCCTTGAACAAGTTTAACAAAATTAGTTTGACAATCTTCAGGGTGTTTTTTAGAAGGAACAGAATATATAAGAGCCATGTCAAAGTTTTCATTAACTTCATTTAGTACCCTATTCATTTCTTCTGAGTTTGCACAAGTGAACTCATCTTTGTCGAAAACCATGGTATCTCTACGAGCCCATTTTTTATCAAGAGTTGCAAATATTTTTGTATTAGGAGTTGCTTTTTGAAATTCTACTGCGCAGCGTGTTACTCCACAACCTTCTACGCCTCTTCCAAGTATTATAGCTATTTTTTTCATATTTAATTATTATTTAATGTATATTTTAAGTTTTCAAAATCTGCTTCTTGAGCGATATTTACTATTTCTTCTTTGCTGAATTCTTTGTTTACCTCATTTGCATTGAATGGTTTATTAGTAAAAACATCATACATTGAAAAAGAATCAGGTGTTTTTCCAGACATTACGTGTTTTACAAAAGATATTTTTCTTAAATGATTTAGGTACATTAATTCTTGTTTAACAGGCGTACCCTTCTTCTTTCTTAGTAAAAAAGGGTATTTAACCCATTTTCCATCAGGTTGAGTTACTATAAATTCCTGTTGTACAAAAAATTCATTTTCTCTATGTTTTCTAACATTTAAAACATCACCATCTTCCATTAAATAGTTTGCTATAAGATATTGTATGTTATCTGGGTCTTTAATCTTTTTTAATTCGTTAGAATTTAAAAGATTTAATTTACTTTCATCACTAAAAAATTCTTCTAGTTTAATCATGTTTTTTCTTTTTATCTATGTTTATTTTTCTTATTATTTCCCATTTAAAAGGATTTCTATTTCTTCCGTACTGTTCTATTGAGAAGTCTATGTCCTCTGTTATGAATTCTACTAATTCCATACGTATCTCATCCTCAGATGAATTAGTGTATGAAATAGCTACTTTATATTTATGTTTATTTTTTGTTTTCATTCATATAGTTTTCTAAACCTTGTATGTAAGCAGCTGCATCTAGTAAATTATCTTTCTTGTGATTGTAAGATTCTCTTGAAAACTTTAACGCTATCATTGCCATAAACATTTCTTTACCTGTTATATTTAACCCTGACATTCCATTAAAGATACCTGCTGCTCTATCCATTCCTTCGCTGAACGGTCCGTACATTCTTTCTTTTTCTTCGTCCCTATTATTGACTATATCATGGGCTTCTTCACATATAGACTTTTTTATTTTTTTATTCATGATTAGAGTTTTTAAATTCTTCTGGATATTTCTTTTGTAAAGTGTTATTCCACCAATCTGTCTTTCTACCGTTTATGAATATCCACCCTATATTTAAGTCAATCCATTTTATTATACTATGTAACATGATATGGGTTTATTATTAATTTAATAATAATATACTAAATTAATTAGTTAAGGTTTACCTAAATAAGATTTTTCTTTAATCTTCTTTTTAAGTTTTACGTTTGGTTTCTTAGATTTTTTATCTTTGATTTCAGAAAGTTCACCTGATTTGTAAGATTTAGAAACTCCATTTATCATTACTTGATATTCATTTATGGCGGTGTTTACCCCTATTATAGTTCCTACTTTTTCCTTAATAGAAACCCGCTGACCTATTTTATAGGAGCGGGTATTCTTATAATCTCCGTCAAAGCTTTCGCCTATTGAGCTATTTCTTTTTTTTTAAGATCTTTTTCTACGAATTCTTCTCTTAATGAAGTTATCTTTATCTCTAATTGTTCTTTGATATCTTCTAGCTGGCTAAAGTATTTTGAATCAATCTCACCTGAATCTAAATTAGTATTAATTTTAGTTACTTCATTTTCTAATTTAGCTATGTTAGTTTCTATTTCTGATTTTCTTAAATCTAAAGCTGCTATTGATGCTTTCTGCTCGTCTATCTTAACTTGAAAAATAGAACTTATGTCGTAATTAAAGTTTTCTAAGATATAGTCATGTAATTTGAACTCATTTATATCGTTTTTCCAAACTCTTTCAACTTGGTTTAACATTTCACAGATATGATAATCTCCTTCTAGTTCCATAACCATTATCTGTTTTCCAGTTTGCTTGTTAGTTAAAGTTTTAATAAACTCTAAATTAAAAATATTAGATGTTTCATTTAATACTTTACTTATATCTTCTTTTACACTATTGCTTTCTAATGTAATAATCTCATTAAAATTAAAATCAGATGGATTTTTAATTAGACTTTCATTAACGTAAATATCTAATTTTCCATTTTCATCTGATTTAAACTCTAATACTAAATTTCTTAATGATGTTGATTTAATTCCATTTGGAGTTTTCTTAAATCCTAATTTATAAAAAGACTCACACAAAGTATAGAAAGAATTATATTTTTCTTTGATATAGCTAGAATCCATTTCATATAATCTAGAAGATTTAGATTCTGAAAGAATGTTTCCTTTAGTTAAATCCTTAGTACTTATGGCTATAAATTTATTATCAATAAAACTCAATACTGTATTTTTACCTGTTTTTAAAGTAGGAGTTATTGTATTTTCAACAATACAATTACTATTACCATTACCTAACGTAAATGATGAAGAATTTTTAGATTCAACAACAGATAATCTAGTGTATAGGTTTTTAAGAATTGGTAGTTCTCCGTTTAATCTATGCTTTATAGCTTCGCTAGAATAAGATTCTGAAATTAACATTTTACTAAGACCTTTTATATCTTCTTTATACGCCTCTGCATTAGACTTTTTCATCATGTTTATAGAATCTAATACCATTAATTTTTCAACGTTATTGTTAATATAGTTTGAAATTCTATCAACTGATTCTTTAACTACGCTGTCGTATGCAAATTCTTTAAATGAATCTACGAATTTTCCATATAGTAAGAATTCTGCATTATCTCTTAAAGATTCCTCTAAAGAAATTATTCTTTGAACTACAACCGGGCTTGAATAAGAATTGCTTTCTTTTATCTTGTTTATTTCAGATAAAAGATTTGCTTCCCTATTAATTTCATCTATTCTATTGTCATCTGAATATTCAAATTTTTCAAATTGTTCTAATATATTTACAATAGTTTCGTTTTGTAAATGAGCATTAAGTTCGGCTAATCCGCTTTTTAATGAGTTATATGTTGAAGATACTCCAGAATTTGATTCTAAAGAATATTTAGTAGACTCAACTAGAATCTTTACTAAAGAATTATCAGAAATATCGCTATTAGATAACGTGTTAAGTGTTTTGTTTATAAAAGTCTTCATCTATTAGATACTTATTTTTTTTTATTTATCTTAAATTATTTATTTAAATTCTATAAATTTACAGCATTATTCTGCATTACCCCTATTTGTTCTTATTCTAGTAGGTGTTTTCATTCCAAATCTATTAACTGTTGATACAGATTTGCTAGCTCGCTTATTAACGTACCCAGGGATCTTAGCCTTATTGGATACTAGCTTTGGTCTTTTTCTAACCTGTTTTGATTCTAAGTCTTTATATTTATCAACTATTTCATTTATTGTGGTGGTAGTCTGATTTTGTAATTCAGCTTCAGCTTTAGCGTTAGCTATAGCATCGTCTACATCAGACTGTTCAGATGTTTTTCTCCACTCTCCATTATACATTAGTGTTTCCGTTCCGTCTTGAGCAACTGTCGTTATATAAAAGCTTCTATCTGTAGATTGTATTATCTCTTCACTACTTTCGGTAGGTATATTAAATACTATTTCACCTGAAGAGAGGTTTTCTTTGGATTGATCGTTTAGATTATCTATTTTTATTTTTCCGCTTGATGTTTGAAAAACTGCTCGATATATTGCGTCACCTATATTCAAATCTAATGCGGTAGTTTTGTTTTTAACCTCGGTATAAAATTTAAATTTTAAAAAGTTATCAAAGGGAGATATTACAAATCTTAATTTACCATCTTTAAAAACTACTTCATCTTGATCGTTATTCTCTTTAACTATAGCACTTTTATTAGCTACTGATATGTTAGATTTAGTAAAAAATATAGGCACATATTGAGTAGACGTAGGAATTGAAGAGGAAGAAGCAATGCTTCCTATTGACCTCGTTACGCTTTGAGCAGGGTCTATAAATAGCTCTGTTGCTTCAAAATTATTTTTATAAATCTTATTTATTATATTCTGAGATTGAGGCTTATCTTGTAATTCTAATTTTAAAAGAGTTTTTCCATATTTTTTAGGGGAAGTTATTATCATAGATCCTTCTCTAATAACTTGATCTCCATTTAATCTATTTATTAACCTAACTATATAATCTACTGACATAGTTATTGCGGTATTAGCATTTCTCAAAACTGGTCTAAATAGGTTAGGCTCATCATAATCTTTATCTTGAAAGAAAGCTAATCTAGAACTTTCAATGAAAGCTGACCCTATTTGCTCATATACAGTTAATTCATGGGCTATAATATAATCATTTAGCGGATTTCTTCTATTTAATATGGATATAAGTTCTTCAGGGAATCCTCCATTATAAGTTAAGAAAAATTCTATAAAATCTCCTTGACTAGATTCCTGTATATACGCGCCTACTGAATCAAATTCGTTGCTTTGAGAAACAACAGTTTCATAATGTTCTGTTATTTCAAAAGAATCGTATTCTAAACCTATACCAGTATCTATTTTTTCTTGAGTTCCACATTCATCTAAAGATACCACGATAGGATTATTAGTTATAAATCCAGTGTATGAAGTATCGTTTGGAGTAATAGCTGCTGCAAACGTAGAAGCTGGTGTAGGAGAGGTATTTAATTCTTCATTTATATTCTTTATAGAAGGAACATATACGTCAATATATCTATCATACATTGCATTTGTAATATACAATGGTTTTGGGTTAAATGTAAGTATAGTAGATTCAGTTTCTTTATTAAATAATATGTTTGCGAATATATTTGTTTTTTGATCGTTTTCTATGTTTCTTACACTAAGAACTAGGGCCCTGAAATCATCAAAATTAAAACCTGAAATAAAATGAAATCTAACTTTATCAAGAGTTACATTATATCCCGATATAGTTGTCTCAGTTATTTTATCATCATAGTCTATGTAATTAGGTATCTTTTCGCTATCTAAATATGCATATCTGTTTCCATCAATAGACGTAACAGTTGCGTCTTGTATATTTCTAGTTTCAGTAAATGAACCGTCATTGTTAAATATTTGATGAGCATCTATGTGATCATTTTGTAGTAATTTAAAATCGTCATTTATATAATCTAGCGACCCTAAATCCTCTAGCATATATTCAACTATGCAATAATTAGTTAAGTTTACAAATCTACTTTCTCTCATTTACCTATAATGTTTTTTACCACTGTAAAAACTTTGGAGAGTAACTTAAACCTAATCCAAAATACGGTGCTGCTGTAATATTATTTCCACTTACATTTATACCATATCCGAAGTTAAAGCCTAGGCTCCAATTCTTTCTAAGTTGCCTTAGTGTTTTTTTATTTTTAGGATTATCCAAAATGCTAGCGCCTTCTATTTGTGTAAAATTTACACCTGGATAATCAGTATCTACTAATATATTTATCTTTTTTGTTTCTTTATCTTTAACCAATGCTAAATCTAAGTTCATACCTATTTCTAATGAGAATTTACCTTTTCCAGGTATTATTTTAGGATCTACTTCACTAGTGTCTATGTTAAAAGGGATATCACCAGATAATATTCTATAATTGCTTTCGTTATGATTTAAACTATCTAAAAAAACTATTTTATTACCCAAACTATCAGTTAATACATATACGGGTACTTGTGTTATATTTTCTCTAATTACATATTCTGTTTTAATTACAACCTTTGGTGGTTTACTTTTTTCAATCTCAAGTTTTCCTAATATATTAGAATATTCGTTTTTGAGTTCATCTATAGTTATTTCATAACCTTGTTTTTGAGATCTCATAGTTTCATTATCCAACATGTAAGTTTTTATAGAATCTTTTGCTGCTTCATGATTGTTTTTTACTCTAACAACTTGTTCTTCTACTTTTTGTACTTCTAATTTTGCTTCATTTGTTTTATTACATTGTCTTAGTAATAATAATATTAAACATACTATTAAAGCTAGCATTAGCATTCTTGTATTTTTAGGGTCGGTTATAAATTTTAAAACGTTTCCTAATATGTTTACTATATTTATCATATGAAATCTAATATGTTTACTTTTTCTCCAGTTTCTTTCTCTATATTATTTATTATTTCTTTCTCTTTTTCTCGTATTGCGTCTAGTCTATTTTTTAATTCATTGTAACTAGACATTTGTTCAGTTATTTGTTTTTCAAGGGTGTTTAAATCGTGATGAACATCTGAATATTCTTTTACTATCTTACCTAATTCTTTTTTTAAATCTTTCATTTTAATTTTTTATTTTAACTTCGAGAGGACCCATTAATAAAATCTCTATATTTTTAAGTCGTTTTTCTAGCTGAGACATATCGTTATTTAGACTAACTGAACTACCTTTTCCTGGGCTATTAACAGGGGCTGTTGTTGAAGAACTATCTGAACTAAAACTAGGACCACTGCTTAATGAAGAAGAAACGTTTGAAGAACTTTCTTCTATAGCATTTGACACAGATCCTATAGTTGAAGAAACACCTGTAGATATATCTTTTCCAACTGAATTTATATCTTCCTTTGTTATGGGATCAGGGGATATTATAGATGATTTCTCAAAAGAACTAAAATTAGAATTAGTTTCTAAATTATTAGCTATAGATTCCATTTTATTAAGTGACTCTGGTGTATTAGAAGATGCTTCTGGTGTGTTATTTAATTGATCTATATTAGTTACATTAGATTCAGTATTAATATCACCTACAGCGTCTCCGGATGCTTGATTAGATTGATTATTAACAATATTAGAATCACTTTTTGTATTGTTTATAACAGAATTTTGATCAGTATTAGTTAATGAACTAATTTCTTCTGTGCTTAATCCGGTCATGCTACTTAGAAAGCTTGTTATAAAGCTGTTACCTCCGCTTTGTTCATTACTTGTTTCTACTTCACTACTTTTTAAAGGAACCTGATTATTTATAGAAGAATTGTCTTCAACATTATTAATTTCATTTGAAGTATCTTCTATATTAGATATGTTATTAACTACATTTGTAGATTGAACTTCAGGTTCAACAGTGTTGTCTTTTATTTCTTGATCAGGTGCGCTTTGATTAGATTCAATAGATATTGTTTCTTTATCAGATACAATATCTTCAGAAGTTTTTGTATCTTTAGATGGTTCATTTATGATAGCTTCTTCTGGTTCTGATTTAACTTCTTTTTCTTTAGAATCATTATTTATAGAAAGAGAAGCTAAAGGATCTTCTTTTGGAATGTCTAAATTATCAGATGCGTCTACTTCTATCTCAGATGGATCTTCGTCTTGTTCAATAGGCTCTGCTAATTCTGAAGTTTCTTTTTCTTCTACTAAGTCCTTTGACTCAGGGTTTATAGGAGAGACTGCTTCGTTTGAAGAAGTAGATTCTATAGAATCACCGCTATCCACTATTTCCTTTAAAGCAGCATATGTTACAGGATCAGTTTTAACCCCTCTAGGTCCATTTACTTC